CGAAGCATTCGGTCCCGTTGTAAACGTCGTAAATGTGGCAGTTGTCCACCGTTACCCCGCCGCCGTTGCTGATCGCCGAGGCGTTGCACTGGCGGATGACGCAATCGGTGATCGTCTGACTGCCAAGTTCCGTGCCGCCCCCGCTCCAGATGCACTCGCCCCGCCAGTTGTCGAACTCGCAGAACTCGATGACGATGCCGGTGGTCTGGAACTCGGAGGAAAGAGCGATGCCTTTGTGGGTGACATCCCAGCCGTTAGGGGATGACCCATAGGACGGTTGCCCCGCGAAAGTGTCCACGCTCGCCCCGCCGCTGGCGCGGAAGCCCCGCCATTTGATGTTCGCGACATTCGACGAACCGCCGACACGCGAGAACAGCCCGCCCCGCAGAAGTATCGCCCCGCTCGGATCGGCGTTGCCTTTCGAGCGGAAGAAGAAGCGGGTTTTGTTCGCGCCGTCGCCTTCGAGGGTGACGTTGGAGAAGTCGATATTGAAGCAGTATCCGGGGCTGGCCCATGGGCCGGTCGGCGCGACGCGGTAGTCGCCTTCCGGGAAATAGACGGTCACGGGCGCGTTCGCATTGGCCAGCGTCCACGCCTTCGCCGCCGCGATGGCCTCGCGGATGTCGAGCGTGGAGTCCAGTTTGCCGGTGATGTCCGCGCCGTAATCGGTAACGTCGAAAACTTCGCCTCCAAGGAGCGGTGCATAGGCCGCCGTCTCGGCGGGCATCTCCGAGGCATATTGGCCGGCGTCGATGAAAACCGGTGGCGAAGGCCTGTCTGGACTCGTGTTGAGCGATGAGTAGCCCAGGAAGCCGCCGATGATGGCGACCGCTCCAAGGCCCATGCTGCGGATGGTGTTTGCTCCGAGTTTCATCTTAGATCGTGATTCCCCACTTGGCGGCCTTTTCCGTTTGCGCGGCCTGCCAGTCCACGTCGGCGAGGTGGGTGTTCCATACCAGCAACTCGAAGAGGTCGGCCAGCGGCGATTCGTTGAACAATCCCGGGCGGCCAATGGTAAGCTCGCCCCAATCCGCAGAAGCGGGGCTGCCGTCCGCGATGTCGGTGGTGCCGTTGAAATAGAGCGTGGTGGTGGCACTGGCGCTGACCCGCATGGTCAGGATGCCCACGGTGTTCGTGGCGGCGACGGCGGAATTGCGCACGGCATTGCCATTGATGAACACGCAGGCCGACGCCCGGCTGATGTTCATGAGCGAGTTCGCGCCGATCGCGTTTAGAATCCGGTTGTCGCCGCTGCTGTTCTGCTTCGCGATGAGCATGATGGTGTAGGGCCGCGTGAGGGTCAGCCCGGTCACCGTGTTGTAGCCCTTCGTCCCGCTCTCCATGTCCAGCGCGGCGAGCCCGTTCTGCGTCGCGTCGCTCCTCGTCCCTCCGACGAGGTTCTCCACCATGTGGTGGCCGTTGCCGGATCGGTCTTCGATTCGCGCGACGGTGCCGTTGTTGGCGGTCGGTGAACCGCCCGAAGAGGCGTCGAACATGGACGCGACGTAGGATGCGTCGATGTGCAGGATCGGCTCGGGGTAGGATGTCCCCACCGCCGCGACGCGGAGCATTCCGCATTGGAGAGATACGCCGTTCATCGGTTAAATTTCAAGGGTGTTGACCCAAACGCGGAGATCGGTGCCGCTGCGCTTCACGCTGATTTCAAACAAGTCGTTAGCCGCCAATCCAGCAATGTCGGCGAGCGCCCCGCCCATGACGCGGACGGTCAGGCCCGAATGCGCCAGCGCGACGGTGTAGGTGCCGCTGCCTCCCATGATGCCGCTCAGGCTGGCGGATTGGCCGTCGCCGAGGTTGGACAGGGTGATCGTGGTATTGTGGGCGAGCGTGAGGGTCGGCTGGGTCGTGGTTGAAATGTCCCACGCGATCCCCGTCGAAGATGTCAACGCGACCGGGATGAGGTAGTCCGTGACGAGCTTCTTCTCCCCGGCCGGGCGGACGCTGACGATCAGCGCGGAACCGTCGGCAAAGTTCGTTGTGCCGTCCCCCGCGCTGGAGAGCAGCGTGGCGGGGAACGTCCAGTTCCCGGACGACACGGAAGGCGTGGCGGAAAGCTGCCAGATCTGGTAATTGCCCGCGGTGGACTGGACCAGGATCTTGTCGCTCTTGCTGACCAGCAGAAGCTGCGAAGCCATGTCGATCCCGCCAGCGGTCACGCCGTCAAGGTAAAGGTTCGTCGCGCTGGTCTGGGTGGCGTTGTCCCAGCGGAGTTCACCTGCTGCCGGGGTCGCGGTGATCGCCCCGGTGTCCGCTGTCCATTCGCCGATCACTGGAAATCCGTAGTCACCCATTGAGGCGTCGGTGATGATGTAATACGTGTTCGCGTCCGGTGTTCCGACCGCCGCATAACCGGCTTTCGTGATCCCCACGATGTTGTAAATCTCAGTGCCGCCTGTAAGCCCGGTGATGTCGGAGGAAATCTTAGCGTCAAGAGCGGACTGCAAATCAGTCTGATCCCCGAGCGTGCCGGTGATGCTGCCCCAGGTCCCGCCGCCGCCACCGCCGCCCGCCGCGCTGATCACGTAGGGGTCGGCCGCCGTTCCCGTGCCGGTCAAGGTCACGTTGGTCCCTTCGGCAATCCGCCCGTTGATCGTGGTGACGGTCGCAGCGTTTCCGGTGGTCGATTGGTTGAACGTCGGCCAGGTGAACGTGCCGGACGAGAAGTTTCCGCTCAGGGGGGTGCCTAGAGCGGGCGTGGTAAGGGTCTTGTTGGAGAGCGTCTGCGTGCCGGTCAGCGTGACGTAGCTGGAAAGGTCTTGGTCGCCGGTATTGGTTCCCGAGTGAGTCCCGCCGTTGAGCGTGGTGCTAGCGGAAATGGCGAGCGTAGCCCCGCTGGTCTGCGTAACGTCCGCGAACTGATCGAGCGTGCCGGAAACAAGAGCGTCGCCCGTGCCCGATGCCGTGACGAACTCAAGCGCTGTCCCTCCCGAGTTGACCCGCACGAACTTTAGCCCCTGCCCGGTGTAGCTGCTAGGCGTATCCGTGAGAGCGGTAAAGGTTGCCGCCCCGTCAGCACCGGCTGGCCCGCGTGCGGCGGTGTCGAGATTGATCGTGATGGTTTCGGCCATGGCTTAAAGTGTGAGGTCGGTTTCGACGGGGAGTGTGCCTTTGAGATAGGTTTTGACCCGGCCCGCGTCGTCCGTGGTCTGGATCGCCCATGAGTAGTAACCGGCAGCGAGAGTCAGCGGGGAGATAGCCTCAACCCGGAACTCCCATGCGTCAGCGTCTTCAATCGTGATGTCACCGTCCGCGCTGGTCAGGTCGAGCGCGGCGGTGGTTGCGCCAGCAAGCCAGAACGACATTTGCACCGACGCCAGCGGGTCGTCTAGCTCGGTCCCGGTCGATGTCATCGTGACACTCAGGCCGTCCCAAGTGTCACCCTTTACCACCGGGTCTAGTTGTGCAATGGCGCAAGGCATGGTTAGGCGATTCCGATGATGGTGACCTTTAGAACGGAAGCGGCGTCGGCTGTGAACTCGATTGGATCAGTGTTGAACGGGCCGATCAGCGTTTCAGCGTTGGCCAAAAGCTTCACCTCTTCGTTATACATCCGGCCCCAATCGTTCGTGCTGATTGCAATGTCGGTCGCGCCGGAAAGGTGCGTGATTTCGATACCCTTTAGGTCTGTAATGGTCGGCAGCGCTACGCCCTGGTAATCCTCGCTGTCGTAGGTCTGCCCCGCGATCCGGTAAATCTTCGTTGGCTGAACTCCTGCCGTCGTGTTGATGGAACTCACGATTGCCGAAACGCCAAGTCCTGCCGCGATGGCAATGTTAAGCGTCGGGTCATTCGCGGCGGGGGTGGTCCTGGTCAGCGTGAGATCAGCACCAGCAACTCCCAGCGTGTAAAGCGCCGTAACCGCATCACCCTGCGTCTGGTCAATCGCGTCGAGGATCGCGTCGGCAATCAGCGCGGCGGTCGTATGGTCAACGGTGTTAAGCGCAACCGTGATCGGGTAGGCGACCCCCGCCATGGTGATCGTAACCGCGAGGTTGCCGTTTGCCGTGCATCCGGCGGCGGCGACGACGTTTGCCGTTTCGACTTGAGCCGTTCCAGCCGTTGCGCCCGTTACCGCCCCGGTGTGCGCATCGAGCGTGACGGTATCGCCAACGGCAATCTCCATCTTGACGACGTAACCCACATTACAGTTTGGGAGCGTGACTATGGTGTCGTTTGCCCCGATTGTAAGCGTTCCAGTTACACCCTCGCCGTCGTGCGAAGCAAAAGCCCGCAATCCGTGGTTGGCGGCAGCCGATAGAATTGCCATGCCCGGAATGTTCCGCCCGGCTTGCGAATGTCAATTAGACCGTCAAACGTCATCCTGCGTGATGAAGTCAGCAAAGCCCGGAACGTCCTCGTCCCAGTCGCCAGTATTCGATGTTCCGCCTGTCACAGAAACAATGGAACCGTCAACGATATTGATCGTTAGCGAAATATCGCTTCCGACGTTCGGAGTATGGTAAAAGTTGATCGCCCCATGAACTCCCGCAATACCCTTGGTTATCGACGTGACCAGCCCGTCCACACTGGAAAGATCAAGCATCCGAACGCTCGACTCGCTGGAATCGTAGCCGTTGCCGCGAATCTCGATTTCGTCGTCACCATCGGCGGCATTTACCCGGACTTGCGGCGATGAAGCCTTCTCCTTGACCCCTCGAAACTTGATCGTGTCCGTCAGCGGGTCTTCTGGCTTGATTATGGGTTTCCCGCTACCCGTAAGTTGCTCAAGTGTCCTTAGGTCGTAGGTGTCACCTGCCGAAATCCTCCCTGCGTAAATCTCGATCTCGCCGCCAATGTTCTTAAGCTCCGGGAGATTCGGGCGAATCACAATCGGGCCGCCTTGTTGGATTTGCGTAACCGTCACAACCTCCGGGTCGCCCGCTATTTCAATGTTGGCAATCGGATAGTAAAGGTCGCCGGTAACCGATGCGTCAGGGGGCTGGTAGTGCGTTCCAGCTTCGGGCGTATTCGCAACCACGATTGTCGGCGCGACTGTGATGATCTCCTTGTTGGAGCTTTCGACTCGGCAGTAAACCGTTTGCCCGTCTGCGATCTCAAACTCGGGAGCCTCTTCCTCATCCAAGGCGGTAAGATCCGGCGCGGTCGGCATCCAATCCTTGACCGGCTCCGTAGCGTCCGAATCGGGGTTGACGTTACGGACATAGCCGGGGCGGATCTTGCAAAACCACGCTTCTTCGGTTGTGTCGTATCGAACACCGTAAACCTTGAATTGAATGACATCGCGCGCCCCGCCGCCATAAACGGGCGTTTGCACCCGGTCGGAAAGGTCAACCAGTCGCCGGATTGAGTCCTCAACCCATCGCGCCCAATTCAGGCTGGGAGGCTCGCCTTTCTTGGCTCGCTGCGCCGGGTTTCTGGAAATCGGTGTCCGTGCCATGGTTCAATCAACGTAAAGCTTTTCGATCACGACACCCGGAACAAAGCGCCACGTCAGGGTGTTGGAGGATGCGTTGGAGCTTCTTTCGTCGCTCAGGTCCACAAGCTGCCACCATCCTTCTTCGGTTGGCTCCGGTGGAGATCCGGGCGGGTCGTCCTGCTTGCCAAGGTCGGCAATTTCTGTGTTGGTCAGCCCGCCAGCGTTTGCGGTGGCGCGGGTCCATTCGTAGGATGCCGCGTCGTATTCCCTCAGCCCCTTGGTAACGATGATGTCCCACCACGCGGCATTGGTCGCGTTGTCGATCCATCCGCCAACTCCCACGATTTCCTCGTCATTGGAGTTACGGATCACCCGGTAATTGGCTGCCGACGTTCCGGTTGCATATGCCTCCTTAAGCAAGAGCGCCACGAACGACTCGCGAACAACCGCGTTCGCCGCTTCCATGTCGCTGATGAATTTCGGATGCTCCGTGATCGAGCGGCGGTAAACCACGCCGCGCAGGCTATACGTGATCTCGCGGTCGTAACTGTATTCCCCCTCTGCCGTGTATCCGGTGAAAGTGACCGCAACCGTTGTGATCCCTCCGGGGTTGTCTTGAGACTCGAAAGAGTCAACCTGTAGGTCGGCAAACGCTGCCGGGAGGTCGCTGCAAAGGGTCGTAATGGGGGTTCCCTTGGCCAGCTTCGATTGGATGAACGGATTGCTCAGTGAGTTCTTGAGACAAGAGAACGTCCGCCTAGCCGTTGAGAGCCCCTCGGCATCGCGGGAAAGAAAAAGGTCCGGCCCTGGTGCCAGTTGGCCAACTTGTAAACCGTGGATTTTAGCGCTCATGCCCAGCCGGTGCGTTTATTGGTGAGTGTTTGCAAAAGCGCGATCTGCCGTGACCCCTGCTCGATCAGCTTCGCGCCCGAGTTGTCGGCCTGCTTGTTCCCGCCGAATCCGAAGATGCCTTTGAGAACGCTTCCGGCGCTGATTCCCTCCGTAAATCCTTCCGCGAAGATGCGGCCAAGCTCTTTGAACTTGCTCGTAAAGTCGAGGGTGTCGCCCATGTGTCCGGGGTTCAGGACGGCGCGGATGGTGTTTGTTAGCGTCGTGGTGTCGAGCTTGAGCGTTTCCATCAAGGTCTTGCCCCAATCGTTCCCGACCGCCGCCGTGAGCGCGTCGCTGATGTTTAGCGCGGCTTCCCGCTTCACCATTTGCCAGCGCCCGAGGTCGTCGCCCAACCGCTCGATTGCATCGGTAGACTTGGCGACTCGCTCGGCAACCGTTCCGACGTTTGACCGGGCTTCCTCCATGCCCCCGTTAAAGTCGCTGAAAAACCGAATCAGCTTGTAACCCATGCGAGCACCGAAAAGGTCAGCCATGATGCCCTCTAGCCCTTCAAAATCGGCGGGGAGATTAGCAACCGTCTTGCCCAGAAGCTCAAACGATTGACTCAGCGAGAGATCCCGGAAATCCCCGCCAATCAATCCCAGCTTGTGCAGCGCGTCGCGGGCTGGCCCCGCTTCCGATCTGGCGTCAAAAAGGTTCTTGGCGAGGGTGGAAAGAATGCGGGAGGTATCGTTAGCCTCCGCGCCAGAAAGGCGAAGCGCTTCTTCCAGAACGACAAGCTCGGCAACCCCCACCTTGGTCTGGTTGCTCATGTCGTAGAGTCCGCCAACCCAATCCATCATTTCGTTCATGCTGTCCGGGATCGCCGTTAGAACGCGCCCCATCATGTCGGTCATGCCAGCGCCGACTTGCCGCGCCGCCCCGATGCCGACTTGCCGCATCCCGCGCATGGTGCCGGTGAACAGGCTGTTGATCGCCTTCATCCCCGCTTTCACGGGCGAGGCGTCGAATGATACTTTGAGGGTGGTTCCGATTGCCATGGCTAGAGTCCTTCGATGATTACTTCCCGGTTTGCGAGTTGCTCGAACTCATCAACAATTTCCGCCGACGCTTCCGGCCAGAACTTCCATTTCAGGCGTGCTCCGTTGCGAATGGCGTTGGCGTGGAAAAGCTGCATGATTCCGGCTTCTGATAGATCCCAAAACGGTTCCGAAACTCCCAGCGTGCGGGCAAGCGATGGCAGCCCTACGCGGTCGCCTCCTTCGATGTAATAGGCGAGGTCTGAGGGTTCAGCGACGTAACCGGCTTTCCCGGCTCCTCGCTTTCAAATGCGGCGGCCTGGAACCGCTCAAACGCTGGCAAAAGGTATTCGTCGCGAAACTTCTCAATCGCCTTGTCAGGCAGCCCGCAAATGAAAAGCCGGACTGATTGCTCCCATTGATCCTGCGGCATTTGAACCGCCGCCTTCCGCTCGTCAGGAAACAGGGTGAGAACGTGGAGAATCTCGCCAAGGTTGAAGTCATCACCCAAATCGCGGATTGAGCTTCCAAACATCGGGTTGCCCCGCGTGGTGAGAAGCAATCGAGCCGGGGCGGAAAGCGGGCGGAATGCGATTCCTTGGACTTCGCCCCCGGTGTCGAAAAGCGCCTGCTGCAATAGTTCGTTACGTGTCATGTGTCATGCGCCCTCAAGACGGGCTAGGATTTCGTTTCGGATCGGTCGGGAAAGGTTTGCGTCGATGATGGCGTGCGCCCTGCCGCGTGTTTGCATCACTTGATGCTTCGCCGCCTTGAACTCCAAAAAGGCAAGGTTCCGGCAGTCGATGAATGCGAAAACGTATCCGGCCAGGTCGTCCGCGAATGCGGTGACGAAATCCGGGATATGCGCGAGACGGGTTGGCATTCCCGGCTTTGCTTTGCTGCGCTCTGCCAAGTAGTCGTGAGCGTATCCAATCCAATCGTCGGGGGTGGAAACTCCCTGAGGGCGCTCGCGGATAAACGCCATGAGCCAAGCAAACGGGTGATTCCCGGCCAGTCCGGCAGGATTGTTCCACCCTTCCATTAGATCCCCGATCTGGTGCTTCCCGTCGATGCTTTGCGAAAGCAGCATGAACCGCCCGTAACTCTTTCCGTCGTCCTTGTGGATGATGTGGCAGGGCCGGTGCGGGTCCATTGGAATCCCCAGCGCCATGATTGCGGCGGCAAGGTTGATGTCTCCGGTCCCGGTGGCTAGGATGCCGTTCTCGGGGTGGTGTGTCATGGTTTCTCGGGTGTCGCGGGTTAGTCCGCGAGCGTGGTTGGCGAGTTGGTCGCAACCAGCGGGAAGTAGACGCCGGAAATCGAGCCTTCTTCAAACGCTGTATTGCCACGGGTGAGGCTGGCCGACTTGACCAGAACCCCCGCGTTTGCGTCCGGGGTGGTGAACAGGTTGGCCGAGTTCGTGTTGAGTGAATCCGCCGTCACGTTGGAAAGCGAGATAACGGACGAAAGGTTGATGGCGAGTCCGGCTGTCTTCACCGCAACCACGCCAGCGCACTCGATGTTTGTCCGGTCATTGTATCCGCTGTAACAGAACACGCTGCCGCCGTGGTTCATCGCGGTCGCTTCATCCTGCTCCGAAGAACTGGAAAAGCTAGCAAGCGCAAGACCAGAGGCTGTGGCATCTTTGACCACGCCGAAGCGGGCGGTTCCGTAGGTAGTGGCGGACATGGTGAAAATTGGTTAGCGTAGGCAGGCGACAACTTGGAATTCAAACCGGGTCACCCGGTTGCTGTCTTCGACCTCGGTAGTCGGGCTAGTGCCGCGAATGTCAAACACTCTGAGTCCGGTGTATCCGTCGCAGAAAGCAACAGCTAGCGGGGTGTCATCATTCCCCTCTTCCGACATCGCACGGAAAAGCGCGGAGTTAATCGCCTGGTGATCTTCTTCGGTGTGTCCTTCCTGCCCGGTTTCTGCCGGAACCGTTTCAAGAGCCGCCTCAACTTGGATCGTCAGAACCCCTCTGAGAACGTCGTGTTCCTCGCTCGCGGTGTCGCGGAGCGTGATGTTCGGGGTTTCCTTTTCCGCCTCGTTATCGCGGAGGTAAACCGAGATGCCGTCGAGTTCGTTGAGATCCAGCGCGGCCCGGTATTCGATCCACGATTTCAGCGCTTTTAGTGCAAGGTCGGTTGTCATTTTACGATTGGTCGATGGCTTTCTTTGCAGCGTGGCGATACCACGCGATGGTTTTACGCAGGCCGAAGCCAAGCGCCCTCTCGGTGTCTGCTGGCCTCATGACGTAGCCGCTTGATGTGTGGCGGCTTTCGTTGATCAGGTAAGCGATGGGATTAAACGGGTCGGCGGTTGCCCTTGCCCTGCCACGGCTGGAATGCTTTTGAGCGTATCCGAGAAAGTTGCGGCCAATGTTAATCCGCTGCGCCCCGGTCTGTTTTCTGGCAATCGCCATGCCCGCGCCGATCCATCCGCCCTTGGCGATCCCTGCGCGGGCTTTCCTTGCGCGGATTACTTTCAGGACAACGCTTTTAGGCGCAACCCCAATGTTAAATTGATCGAGGCGCGGGGTGTGCCCCTTCGGCCCGCGATGGGATTCAATCCATTCGTGGCACCTTTCGACATCCGGCAGCAACCGCGCCGTTTCAACCTGAACCCACCGATTGCGAATCTTGGCATTCTTGCGCTTGCCAGATTGGAGCAACCGGAACTCCTTATCGGTCACAATCGCGATTACGGCATTGACGCCTTTCTCGATTGCGTTCTCCTGCTTCTTTTTGGCCCCGCTCTTGCCGTGAACCTGAGTGGAAACCGCAACCTCGCGGCATACTTGAACGCCAAGCCTCGCCACGCCGGTCTTGTTCGTATCGCCAAAAGCCTTTGCCGCCCGCTTTAGCGAGTTCGTAAGCTTCGGAATATCGAATTCCGCCTTGATCATGACTTTGATGGTTCCGTGAGGCGGACGATGACAAAAGCCGCGCCCTCCCGGATATTAGTCACCCGGAATGTCAGGCCGCGAGCCGTGGCGGTTTTCCCGAGATAGGAGGAAGCGGCGGCCGCATAAGCTGCGGACCAGTCGGATATTTGAACCACGGCGTCCAGCGATCTGGCCTTATCAAACCCGCCTTCCTCGTATTCCCTTCCGTTGTCCACCTCGGCAAACACCGCCGAAACGGTGGTTCCGCCGCCGATGGCAAGCGCTTCCCCGCCGATGACGGCGCGAGCCTGCGTGAACATGCTGGCGGCAAAATCTGTAAGGCGGCTCACGCCACCTTTAGAAAGCCAGCAGGGCGAACGTCAAGCGCCCTCAGGGGCTGCTGTAGTCGCCGCGTGGTGCCGGTAGGTGTGAAGCACAGCGTCGATGTGGTGCGCCGTCCTGACGCGCTTGCGTGCTTGCATGCACCATTCCCGGTCCTCGCCGTAATTGGATAAACCGAATTGGCAGCCGTGGACGACATCGCGACGCCATGCGCAAACGTGCCACGGGGCGCGGAGGGTGATCCCGCCCGGCGTAAATGGCCCGTCCTGGTTGTTGATGCCGAAATGAACCTCGGATTCCAGCCCGTTGTAGATTGCCCGCTGGCGGAACGTGATTACGTCGGCGTTGCTCTCGGCTGCGGCTAGCAGCTTCTCCACGTAGTCCGGTGAAACGTCATCATCATCATCGACTTGCGCGATGTAGCGTCCTTGCGCGCTGTCAACCAGCGACTGCCGTTTCGCGCCGATGCTGCGGGCGCGGTTGTCGCACAATACAAGGTGCTCAACGGGAAGACCCTTGGATTGCCGCTCAATTTCTCTTATCAGCCACGCCGCCGGTTTGATGTTGTGGTCGGATTCGTCGAGTTGAATCAGGCGACTCGGAATGCTTGGCGTGAGGATTGATAGGATTGGATTCATGTTTCTTGAAAATTCGGTCGTAGTTGCTGCGGAACCGCTCGCCGTTGACCGGGCGCGGATCGTCCCCTTTGCCTGCTTGGTTGTTACTCATGGCTTCTTGATCCAGCATCGTCCGACTTGCTCCCACTCGAAACCGGCCTCTTGCACGGCTCGCAGAACTCCCGGCGCGTCGATGTCGTGACCGCCAAAGAATCCACCCGGTTTGACCTTGGGAAGCCACGCTGCGATGTCGGCCTTGACGTTCTCGTAATCGTGCGCGGCGTCGATGAATATGCCGTCCATGAAACCGTCTGCGGTAGCGGCGGCGGATGCCGTCGATGTTGATTGGGCAAACCCGATTCCTCTGCCGCTGACGTTTGCCATGAACTCATCCAAGAAATACTCCTTTCCCGTGTCGTCGTCTCCGCGGAAAGTATCAACGCAACACAGATTCGCCTCTTTCCCCAAGTCGCTCAATCTGTCCGCAAGATAAACGATGCTTTTGCCCTTCCAGCATCCGACTTCAGCAAAGTTTCCGCTCGCTGGAATCATCTTGGCCACGTAGTCGTAAACGTCCCGGAAGTCGAACCAGCCTTCAATGTCGGCGGATACCTTCACGCCTTCGCACAGTCGGCGGAAAATGCCCTCGCCGGTCTTGTAGTGGTAGCCGTCGTTTGATCGGGCGTAGGTTTCATCCATGGCAGCCTTGCCAAAAGCCGGGTGGACATGCTCAAAGGTGATCCGGTCGCGGGCGTCGATCACCACGCCGTCCTTGAAAGCTTGGCGGCTAAACCAGTTGTCTGAGAACATCGAAAAGAACTCGGGGTGGAACAGGTATCCCTGCTGCTTGTAGCGGGCGCGGGTTAGAATCGCCATGCAAAGCAGGTCGTCTTTCCGGTGTCCGTCGCTGACTGCTAGAACGGCGGATTTTGATGTGTCGCCAATCGCTTCCAGAATAAGCTTATCCCAGTGCATCGGCGGCTCCCAATCGTCCGACAGTTGAACCAGAACCTCGCCGCGTGACTTCGCTGCGCAAGCGTTCCACGCTTCAACCGGCCCGCCATTTCCCCGCGTGTAAACGTGGTTAAACACGTTCAGAAAGCAGGATGTCGGGTCGTCCGCGTCGAGTCCGAAAATGTGCTCAATGGCGTCCGGGTTTGCCGCACGGTTCAGCCACTTCTGTTGCGCCGCTGCCGCTTGCGCCGGTCGCCCCCGCGTGGCGTGGAGCAGGCTGATTTTGGCCCCGTGGCGGATGAAGTAATTTCGTTGCGTCGTGTCTGCTTCCTCGATACGCCCGCAAGCCCGCAGCGCCATTCCATGCAGGAACTCGCCCAGCCATCCGTGATACTTCATGCGGCTGTTCCACTCCTTGCCCGCGCCCTTTGAGATTTCGCGCATTGCGGTAGTCCATGCCAGCGCCTCGCGGTCGCGCCCCGCCGCCACTTCGCACCGGGCAAGCTCGCCGTAGGCTTCCGGTCGCTTAGGATCGGTCGCCAGGGCTTGCAGCATCATTTGGGATCGCACCCGCTCGTCTTCCGCAAGTTGTCCGGCGGCGATGAACAGTTCGTATTTCTCAGGCTGGCCAAGGTTCGATTCCGTATCTCGAAGCATTTCGATGCAAACCTTGCCCGCGTCCTCGATCCGCCCAACGGCTCGCAGCGACTGGAACAGGTGGAACTTGTGGGAGGTTGTCCGCTTGGTTTCCGGGATGCTTTCTAGAATCCGCAGGTTCCGCTCGTTATTTGGTGAGCGCGTGCCGCTTGGCATGTGAAGGATCTTCACGGATTCCAGCCTACCGACCTTGGCCCCTTCGCGGAAAACAAGATGCTCATGGATTGGCGACTCCCAGCGTGCCGCGCCTTTACGAATAATGCGCTCGCGAAAAACCGTCAACCCGTCCTCGGGAACTTCGTATGGGATCTCGATTCCGTCGTGATCTTCAGGCAAGTTGTCGATTGCGGATCGGATCAGCTGGATAAACGACGGATCAAGCACGTCGTCAGTGTCTGCCCACATTACAAAATCACCTGTCGCGAGGTCAAACGATGTATTTCGCGCTGCCGCGAAGTCGTCAACGTGTGACCAGTCGTTCCGGTTAAAGTATTCCCCGGTAACGCATCCGCGAGTCGCCGCAATCTCAAGCGTTTTGTCCGGCTCTTGATTCCCGATGGCGCGAACAACAATCAACTCGTCAACCAGCGGGAGGAAATTATTGAGAAAGCGTGGCATGTAATGCTCCACGTTCCCCGCGATAACGCAGAGGCTCAGTTTCTTCATGTGCGAACACTTAGGCAAAATACCGCCAACAAGACAAGCAAAAACCCGCCCCCATTAGTGGGAGCGGGTTTGTGCCAAGATGCCGAATTAAGGCTTGCGGAAAAGCTTCATTTCCCCGGTGACGGCGGTGGTGTAGCCGTAGAGGGTGTGAAGGTTGGCGAAGTATTTGCCCTGAGCGCGGGACCAGTGGCGGGTGTAGAGAGCCGAGATCCCGGTTTCGTCGTCCGTGTAGGTTTCGACGGCTTCGTAATCGCCAGTTGGCAGGAAGTCACCAAGCGAGCGCATGGCAACCGCGATTGCGTTCTTGCCGCAAGCGAAACCGCAAAGGCTGATCGAGTTCAGCGGCAGGATGTCGCTCGAAAGGAGGTTCATCCCGTAGAGTCGGCCAAGGCGGCCTTCGCTAAGGGTTGCGCCACCGTCGCCGCGATTAAGCGCGAGCGTGATGTTCGTGTCGCTCAGAAGCGCGGCTTCGGCGTCCATGTCCACCAGGAAGGTCTTGTCGCCGCGAACGCCAGCCTTGAGAAGCTGCTTGCGGGCTTCGATCAATTCCACCCGGTCATAGTTGGCAGGGGCGGTGGTGATGATGGCTTCGCCGAAGTTGGTGGTGAGCAAGACGGACCAGATGTCCTTGAGCACGGTTTCAGCCATGCTCTTGCCAAGCTGCATCGCGTATTGGTTCCAGCGTCCAACGTTGGAGCTTTCCGCAAGCTGTTGGAGGGTAATGTCCATCGGGGTGATCCGGCGCTTGTCCAGAGTCACGGTGATGGCAGAAATCAGGCCGCCCGACTGTTCGTAAACGGTCGTGGACTGGGTGAAGGTGGTGGTCGCAATCGCGCCGAAAAGCGGAACGATAACGGCGTCCCCCTCGCCGCGCACTTCCGAACTGATGTCGGTTGCGAAAGCGGAGATCGGGGTCAGGTATTCGACAAGAGCTTGGAAGGCGGTCTGCCCGTAAAGCTTGTCATTGAAGGTAGTGGCCATGGTTCAGTGATGTTTGGTTGGGAATGTTTACTTGCGAAGGCGGGCTTCGGCGTTGATCTGCTTCTTGAACTCCTTGAAATAAGAGGTCGCTTCCGACCCTTTCAGGGATTCAAACTTATCAAGGTGAGGGGTGGCGCTGTTGTCGGCTCCGGTGATTTCGGTGACTTCAACAGGAGTATGACCGGCGCTCGCGATCATCGCGGCAGCCTTGGCGGAAATGGCATCGGCAATTACCGCGGGAGCTTCGGCGCAAGCAACAAGCTCAAGCGCCTTGGCTTCGATGGCTTCCGGCTTGGATGCTTCCTCGGCTTCCTCCTTGGCTTTTTCGGCCTGCTCGCGGGCTTCGGCTTCCGCCTTGGCTTGAGCTTCGGCGGCTTCGGCTTTTTCCTTTAACTCGCGAACTTCTTCAACCGCTTGAGCAAGCAGCGTGTCCGCTTCCTTGATCTTGCCGGTGAGGTTCTGAATTTCGACATCCTTGGCGACAAGTTCGCCGTTTGCGAAGTCGAGCTTCGCCTGGAGTTCGCCGTTAGGAAGTAACCTGTCGAGAATGCTCATTTGATTGTTCTGCGATTTCGGACCAGTGCCGCGAATGTCAACCGGGGATTTGTTCACGATGGAGTCGGCAAACTTGCGTTCAACCGCTTCGCTTGCTCCCATCCATGTCTCCTTTTTCATCAACTCGCGCATTTCGGATTTAGGCGATCCGGTAACGCCTGCGTAAATGGCGGCGATTTCGTCGCTCATTTCATCAAGGATCTTTGCAGCGCGGGCGTGGGTTTCGGAGTCACCGGCAACCGCTTGTTGCGCTTCGTGGATCATGATGCGCGAGCCTTGCGTGATACGCCGCTCGTCTGCCGCCATGAAGATCACGCTAGCCATGCTTGCGACGATGCCGTTGCCGGTAGCGACCACGCGAACGCCACGGTCCCGCATTCCCATGATGGAATGATAAACCCGGTATCCGTCGAGCACGCTGCCGCCAGGGCTGTTGATCTCGATTTCGAGAGTCTCCAGCGCGTCGTCTGCTTTGGCAGTGAACTCCCCGATCTTCAGGTTTTCGGCAACGGCCTTCGCCCCGTAAAGCTTCTCGATGTCCCCGATCAGGTCATCGGAACTCCACGGGGTTACCGCGTCGTTCAGCTTCACCTTGCCGATGCGGTTATCAATCTGAATCAAGTTCATCTTCTTCGATAGGTTCGGGTTCTGCCGGTTCGGGCGCTTCGCCTTGATCGCCCATTTCGTTAGGCGTAAGCATAGCCATTTCCCGGTCTTCAATCTCAACGCCAGCGGCTGCCCCGACTTCGGCGGCGATCAGCTTGCGCAGAACGATTTCGTTCGCCCGCTCGCGGGTAAATTCCTCGATGTCGCGCCCGTTGGCTTCGATTACTTCCGTAAGGTTCCGTGTTCCGGCCCGCCAGCCTTCGACTAGCGCCTTGTCCTCGCGTCCGTCGTCAACGGTCAAGCGCGGTGGCTTGGAGAAGCTCCAGCGGGTCGGGTTGCTCAAGAATACGGGCGAGCCGTTAGCGCGGGTGATCTTGCCTTTGTTCTGAGCGAATCCGACAGCGTAGGCGGTGACCTGACGGGCGAGGAAGCCAAGCAGGCGCTGGCGCTCCACGATAGCCCGTCGTGCGCGGAGGATGTCGGCGCGTTCCGCCGTTCCCTGCCCCGCCGACTTCCAAACCATGCCGTAAGACCAGCCGGAACCCACGACCGAAGCGCGGTTCAGGCGGTCTTGGAAGCTTTCCCAAACGTCGCCGGGGTTGTCGTGCTTGATGACTTCCAGCTTTTCACCGGAGTTTGCCCGCATGTAGCGGGTCATCCCGCCCTGATAGCTTTGGAATGTGACGCCGCTGGTTCCTTCTGACGATGTCCCTAGCGCAATGCCGGGGTCGTCCAAGTCTGGCCCGCCGTGCTCGTTGTATTCAACAAGCCCGATGGAAGAAATGATCAGTTGCCGGATGCGCTCGTATTCGGTGGACTGCAAGCAATGCTTGAGGTCTTCAACGGCGTGCGTGAACGTCGGGAACCCGCGCCCCTGGTCGCTGAAATCCGCGTCGTAAACGTGAACGATGGAGGCGGCGGGGATGTCCTGATAATCACTCGTTCCGCCCGACCCAAGCACGCGGTAGGCAATCGCCCGCATTTGCTTGTTGTAGATGATGCCGTCGCAGATCCTCGAGCCCTTGTATTTGCCAGCGCTGACAATCTCGTTGTCCGGCCCGCTGTGAACGCGGTGGCTGGGGATGTTCTGTAGGAGCGGGAAAGTCCCGTCCTCGGTCATCGTCTTCAGCGTAAAATGGTCGCCGAAATCAATGTCACGGCTGGCGTCGTTCAGATATTGGTGCCAGTCGTGGATTCCGCCGCGAACGTCGCAGTTCGGGAGCCAAACATTCTTGAGCCATTCTTCCGCAGCGTTGCCGTTGGCGGCATCGGTCCCGGAATAACTGGGAATCCATGCCCCGCCGACTGAGTATTGCGCCTTTTGAGCAACAATCGCCTTCGGCACGCCCATGTTTGCGGCCAGCCGCTTCGACATCGAAACAAGCGTTTTCCGGTCATTTGACGGGATCAGCTTCTCAATATCCGTGTCGTTTACCTGATATTGCGGCCCGCGCATGCGCGAACGATCCGCGCCGTGAGCGAAACGGCTGGAATAGGTAACGGGAACTCCGAATTCGTCGAGAATGGCCATGTTAGAAAATCGCTCGGGTGTCGAGATTCAGCGGTCGGCCTGCGTCCGCCTGATTAACAATCATTCGCAAGAGCGACATGCGCTCGGCGTTCGTCATTGTCCGGCGTCCCGAGAAGGTCTGCCCGTTTACCGTCGAACTCGTTAGCTCGAAAGCGCTATCCGGGTTTGTTGCCAGCGATAGAGCAAGCGACTTGGCTTCTGCCCGGATTACCGCGATAGCCGACGCATCACACGCGATTGTCTGGTAAATGGATCGGGCTAATCTGGCGCTCACAAAGCCGGTTTCCGACTGGTAGAGCGAATGTCAATCAGTCATCCCCGCTCTCAAACAGGCGGAACATGCGGGCGGCTGCTACCTGATACACTTCAACGTCCCATAAGTGATTGGCTCGCGACTTCTGAACCCATACCCGTTTGACTTGTTGCTCGCGCCCGACTTGGAACTCTTCCATGCGCTCGGCTTTGAAGTGCTTCCGGTAGGCATTCGACACGTCAGAGAACACCCGCCACTCCGCGCCCTGCCCCGATGACAGGCGCGCCAGCATGTCCTTTAGCGGGTTCGTCGCAACCCATACCCACCGGGCAATCCCTCCACGCGGGGCGGGCTTGCGCTGGATCTTTGAAAACGGGTTCTCGATCCGCTTGCCGCTCTTTGTTTCGGCGGGCCAGCCGGGTTTTACGCCGTCACCCTTGATCCCCACCCAGCCGCGCCGGACGATCAGGTTCAGGATGCGCGCCTCGTCATAGCCGATGTCGATGAACGTCTTGTTCGGTTCCACCTTGAACTTGGCGACAAGCTCCGCGAGTTCCGTTTCGTCCCCGCCGCGCCCTGGCACGTAGCCCTCCCACAAAAGCGTTGATTCGCCGCCCTGCCACCATGCCCGAATGACCATCCAAAAGTGATCGCCGCCAACGTCGATGGTCGCAAACCGGCAAGCCTCGCCTTCCAGCGACTGCCCTTCCGCCACGTCGTCCCGGCTGTAACCGGAAACCGCAAGCGGGGTTGCCGTGTCCACCATGTCCTCAGACCAGAACTGCGCCCGCCGCTTCTGCCGCCATTGGCGAAGCTTCTCGACCGCGCCAAGCTTGGCCATGCGCTCGGCTTCCAGAAATCCCAGCACCTCGTTTGCCCACGGAATCCACCAAACCGCCAGCGAGTCGATGTGAAAGCCGCGATAGCCGCGAACGGGCGACTCCCCGCCCGGTGTCATATAGCCCTTGGCCCCGTTGTCCATGTTCGACGACGAAAGCAAGCGGCGGTTCCCCACCGTGTCCGGGTATTCGTTGCCACAGTCGCAGCGCATCCGCGCCGTGTCCGCCGTGGCTTGCTCGTCAATCTTCCCGTCCACTTCGACCCTATCAAACTTCAAATCCTCAAACGAGAACGGGCGAGGCTGGCGGCAACCGGGACATTTCCACGAAAAGCTAGCCTTGTTGGTCTTCTGCCATTCAAGCTCAAACTCTGAGCCGGTGTATCCGCCCTGCGAAACAAGGTAAATCTTGCGGTTCCATCGGTCGTGATGCCGTGCCAGGAACTCGCGGACAAGCCCTGGCTTCCACGTCCAAACCTCGTCCCCGTAAAGCCATCGCATCGACTTTTCTTGGAAGTTCGACAGGTTCGCCCCGCCCATAATCAGCGGCATATGAGGAAAAAGAATCTCAAGCTTCCGCGATTTGTGGCGGTCTTCCGGCCATAGCGCGGCCAGCATTACGCAAGACCGGAGCGCCGGGGTTAGCCGCGACTCCGCCCAAAACTTAGCGTCTTCGTCGGTCTGCGAAGCGTATAGCATTGGGCCGGGATCTTCCGACACCACGTAAGGAATAAGAGCCTCGGCCATTGTCGATTTGCCCGATCCGGTAGGGGCAAGAACAACGATATTCCGCGTGTCAAAGTCTGCCGCGCACTCCATTGGAGCTTTCCACCATGGCGTTTGCTCAGGGTCGAACTTACCTGAGCGCTCGCTATTCTGGATTTTAACATTGGCAGCAGCCCACTCCCACGGGGTTAGCCGGGTAGGCGGTCGCCAGCCTAAACAGGCCCCTTCAATTACCGGGTTCTTCCGCATAGATAGCGTTTGTTTCGTCTGAAAGCCGCGTGAGGATCTCGATAACTTCGGCTTGAATAAGCTTCTGAATTGCCGGTGCGTCTAATCCCTCGGCCCTCGGCGGGATGTCCGAAGCAAACTTAAGTAGCTCGCCACGGGCGGCGGAAACTACCCGCGTTATAGACTGCCGCACCTCGCCAACCGGGACAAGCTCGCGGGTTTCAACCTGAACCGCGACGATGCCCTTTAGCGCTAGAACCTTTTCCTTGAGGATCTTTACCGTGTCGATGTCCTGCGCTTGACGGATCGAAAGCTCCATGTCCTCTAGGCTTTGCGCCGTCGCTGTCGCCTCGGGCAAGCTCATCTTGGCCCCTGGTTGAACCCGGTGGCGCTTCTTGGCCAGCCACGCCGCAAGCTGGTCGGGGTCCTTGGCGTCCACTCCAGCCTTGGCAGCCGCCTTGATCTGGTTGTCGGTAAGGTTATTCTCGCGGGCTATTTGCGCCAGTGTCTTATTCTCCATATCGGTGTCCTATCGTAATTATCTTTGCACTCGTAATGCACTCGCGCCGCAGCGCTTTAGCCGGTATCATAAGAAAGAGATTCCTTATGTGGGGTCTATTCTTAATTATCCCGCGCTATCCCTGCGCCATGTCTTATTCCTAGCTAACCCGCGAGACTCCATGAAATCGCCGCAAGCGTTTCTTATTTGGCGACTATTACAGGCTGCCTCGTAGTAGTCCGCCCGCCCCTCCATTTCCTTTCTTCGCGTCTCATCGCGGCTGGCCTCTGTTTTTCGTGAGTAGCTGCACTTCTTACCCATGAGCACAGCTAAGGACATTCCCTAGAGCCTGTCAATAGCTGGTGAATCCCAGTTACCAGCCTATCCACGCAAGAAAGCCAACGCTTTTAATGCGCTGGCTTTCCCGCTATAGATATTCGGAATTGACTAGTCTTTCAGAATCCCCTTCGTATCCCCTTGCTGGTTCTAGCGTAGGCTTCTGTCCTTGTTCAAGCCCGTCTTGCGCCTCGCTGATTCGGTGTCCACGACTTTCCCTCCCTCGCTAGCCGTTATCTTGTAGTCCGGCCCAAGGGTTAGCTTTAGCTTCTTGGTTTCGCCTGGCTGCACGGTCGTTCGGTCTTCCTTGCGGCTACCCCATACGACGCTCAGAGGTTGCTTATCGGCGCGTGCTGTCACCTCGATTACCTTTTTGTCGCCCGTGCCCGTAGCCCGAACGGTGAGCTTGTCCTGATCCTTGATCGGTTCCGCTGTTGCGGTTGCGATGATGGCGAGGGCTGCGAAAAGTGCTGATTTCATCCTTCTACGGTGGTCGGTTGCTGGCTGGCGTCAAGATTATCCCGCCCTGCTCATGGCCAGCGCGTTTCTGATCGTCTGGACGGAGCGTGTGAACGCAAACGCCAGATCGCTCGTATCCACGCCCTGGTCATGCGCTAGCCGTATCGCGATGTTTCTCGCTGCCAGTGCGGCCTTGTTGGACTGGATCGGGTTCAGCGCCTCTGCCGGGTTGCACTCGCAGTCCCTGGCGGCTTCCCTGAGTGCGCTGGTGATGATTGCGGCGGTTTGGTGCTTGGTCACGATTAGAAGGGGATGTCGTCCTCTGCTTCCTCCTGCGCCGGTGCTGCCTGCGCTGGCTGGCTCCTGCGAGTCGCCTCCGCTGCTGTCAGGTCGCGGCCTGCCCCACCTCCAAGCGTCTTGGCATTGCCGACGTAATCGGACTTCTCGCCCTTCCGGTCCTTGCCGAGATCCTGCTTGATGCTGTGCGTGTTCCCGAACTGGTCCTCGCCGTCGCGGTTCTCCCACAGGATGATCGAGCAATACGTGTCGCCGTTCTTGCCCTTGAAGAAGGCCGACTTGTCCAATTTATTCACTTTGATCGTGGCTTTGATGTTCATGGTGTTTACTTGGTTTCTGTTTGTTCGTTGGTTTATTGCTGCTGGAATCGGGTCTTGCGCTCGGCTTGCGGCTTCTCGGGTAGTCCGTAGGTAAAGCGGAGCGTGTCACGGTCGAGGATGAGCGGGATTCGCTCGCCGCCTTTGCCGTTGTGGCTGTCCTTGGCGACAAGGATGTGCTGGTGTTCTCCGAAGTTGGCCTTTTTCTTGTCACGCTCGACGATGATCGAGAGCCACCAGTCGGCATCTTCCTCGATTGCTCGGGCTGACTTGGTTTCTCCTTCGGCCGTGACTTGGCAAAGGACGATGATCGTAATTTGAAGCTCATGTGCCAATTCTTGGAACCCGTTGGAGATTAGCCGCAATTCTTCCTCTGCATTTGCCCCTTGCCGCCTGTCACCGCGCAAAAGCCCAATCTGGTCAACAATTGCCACCTTGATACCGTGCATCCGGTGATAGCGGCGGATCGTTGCGTAGCATCCTGCGGCCTTGCGGGTCTTCGGTGCGGGGAAATGGAGGGTGCCAACCGATGATTGCACGGCGTCCCTGATGCGTCGCAGATCGTAGCCATTCGGCGCGTTGCCTTTCGGGTCTGACACCTTGCTGTGCTCAACGCCCGCTCGCTGAATGATGGTGCGCGAATAGACCGAAAGCGCTCCCCGTTCGTATGGCAGATAAAGCGTGGGGATTCCCTCGTCTGCCAGGTTTCCGGCAATCTGTGTTGCCAGCGTGCTCTTGCCGCCGCCAGGGGGGCCGCTGATGATTCCCATATGCCCGCCGTGAAGACCGGGCAGGATACTGTCGATCTCGCCAATTCCAAAGGGCAGGCCCATCGGTGTCAGTTCGCCCGCAAGCCGTCGTTCAAACTTGTCTAAGAACTCTCGGGCAAGCGCCTTGGTGTCCTGTTCAACCTGATTTCCGGCGGCATAGTCGAAAATCGCGGAGAATGGCCCGCCAAGCGCCTCAAGGTAGTTTTCGCTGTCGTCACCCTCGGAGCAATCGAAAGCGGCTTCAGATGCCTCCTGAGCGGCAACAATGGCCATTCTGCGGGCGTGTCGGTTTCTGATTCGCGCAAGGTGGCTTTGGAAGTGTGGCCCGACCGCGTAGGTCAGCAGTTCCGAGAGGGTTGCCGGGCCACCAACGTCCTCAATCTGTCCCGCGTCGAAAAGAGATTGGGCGAAGAGCGTGATTTCAACCGGCTTCGCCTTGAGCATGTGCCGATAGATCGTGCGGTGCGCCGGGAGGAAGAAAATTTCCGGCTCAAGCGGGTAATCGTCGAGAAGGTCCGGTTGCTTGAAGAAGCTCGAAAGGACGAACTTCTCGGAGCCTTCGGCGCTCGGGAGGGGGCGGAGGATGTCGTTCATGGTCTGCGTTTGATTTGAATTCTCAAGTTGATCATCGGTGAGCCTGGCTTGTGCCCGTCTTCGGTTATCCACCCGTCCTCGTCATGCCGCTGGTCGAAAATCCTAGCTGTGAACACTCCGTCATCTTCCGCCCATTCATGGCGCGGCGTGTAATGGATGTTGAAGCATTCGGGCAAGAGCACGGAGAGAACCGATTGCGTTTCTAGCGGCTCAAGATGCCCGGTGTTGGCATCAACCCGCACAATCGACTCGATTCTAGGGTTGAGCCTGAAAATGATTTCGTCCCTTGTGTTGTCGCGCTCCTTGTCGTGGAAGGTCTTCCCGTCGAACTCAACAACCCAGATCCGGCCAGTCCGTGAGCACTCGAAAGCGTAATCAGCGCGGAAAGATCCGATTGGAACTTGGTTGCGGAGCGTGATGAAGTCGGGGATGTGCTTTGCTAGAACCCACTCGAAATCCTTTTCCCACGGTGAATCGTAGGGCATTTGGCATTCGTTCCGTCCGGGAACGATCTCGCCGCTCAGGAGCTTTTCAAAGCGGGCGCAAAACCGCTTAACGCAAAGGCTGGATGGGTAAACGCTCATGGATTCTGCATTGAGTAGATTCGGGCCTTGTCGAGTTCGCCGGTCCAGTTGTTGAGCAAGACCTGCATTGTGGTGCGGCGGAAATCGTCTTTCGGGATGTCGGCCGCATAGAACTTCTCGATTTGCTCCCACTCTTCATCGGTGGGTTCCTTGATCTTCTTTAGAGCATCAAGTTCCTTGTCGCTCCAGACGGTTGATTCCCTGCGGCCAAGAAGCTTGCCAATGCGGATTTGCAATGGTGAAGGCTCGCGCGTTTCTCCCTCTCCTTTACCTGCTCCTTTACCTTTACCTTTACCTATGGGGCTTAGAAGCCCCTTGGAAGCCCCTTTAGGGAGATAGATTTTGGAATCAGGAAACCTCTCTGACTGCTCAAGAAGAAGTGCGATAATCTGCCGGTGCGCGGGATTCTCCGGGTTCAGCGAATCATTCTTTTGATGCCGCAAGAAGTTCTTCACCCAATACCAACCGGAAGCCCCTTGCAAGCCCCTCTCAAGCCCCTTCAAAGCCCCTTTGAGGCTAGACGCTTCAACCTTGGTATGAAAGGCCATGCCGTCCAAGTCTTCCTCCCAAAAACCTGCGTTATTGCACCGATCCAGCAGGTAAAGAAATACAAGCTTGTGAGCGCCAGGGAGAGCGCGAAACCATGGATCATCCCATTTCTGGCTTTCGGTGAACCTCTTCACTTGTCGTTTTGCTTTCTATGCTCGGGGCAGTTGCAGATTCCAAGATCAGGGTTGCCGTATGGGTGCCCTGTTCCGGCGCACCAGACACACGATGTATCGAGCGGGAAAGGCGGGTTCTTCGGTAGTTCTTTCGGGCTTTGCTCTTCGTCGAATTGGGAAATCATAAAAGTCAAAAAACCCTCAACTCTCCCCACCCGTGAAGCCCCGGCAATGACGGGCGGATGGAGAGAATTGAAGGCTGTTTGTTCTGTGTTCATTGCTTTGCTACCGGGCTTCAACCGGGCCGCTCTCGCGACAACTGAATAGATGATCTTTTCGGCGGAACTGCAAACCCAACGCAAGCTGACCTGTATGTTGCGTCATTGCGGCGGAGTTTACCAAAACAGCCACCACTGGTTGACTAGCGGATTGCCTCACTTCCACCCTTCCCTGCGCTCGTTTGTCTCTGCCGCTTCGTGATCCACCAGTTCCCAGCAGCCGTTTCCCAGGTATCGCCGCCCGTCGATGATCCGGCCTCGTAGCATGTAGTCCATGCCCTCGACGGAGCAGAGGTTGCGGTGTGCGTAGTTGGTGGCTTCACCCGGTTTTGGCTTTGCGGTATAACCCGGAAACTCCTGCTTTCGTGCTTTAAAGAACGGGTCGGGTTTCATGGCTTTCGTCCCGTGCCTCCTTCCATGCTTGGTAGGCGGGCAGCGCATGACTCCACGTGGCGCTGTCGGTCAACGCGGATGCCAGCCTGTCCGCCAGCGCCCGCTCTTGCTCAAGCTCTGCTTTAAGCCGTTCGTTCGCCTGCCAGATTTGCCGTCCGGTTTTTTCGCTGAAGTCTAGCTCGCGCTCTAGCTGTTCGTTCATTTCGTGCAAGTCTAGGATCTTCGCGTTTGCGTCGCCCTTGTGGCCGTTGCTGAGTATGTATGGGGTCATGATTGTTGTTTGGTTGTTGTTGGAACCTATTTCGTGGCGTCACGAAATAGGTCATCCGTCGTAGCATCCGCACGGGGTTTCAGATTCGTCCTTTTCGTCGAGGAAGTCCCACAGTCGCGCCTGCTGGTCGTCTTGTGCGCCGATGTCGGCCCGTCTAAGCGCCCGGCCTGTGAGTCCCATATTGCGCGTGGTGATCGCGTTTGATTCCATGGCGACCGCTCTTGCGAAAAGCTCGGGCTGCTCGTCTTTGAGTCGCAGGATCTCGCCTCGTTTCATGGCTGGGCAGAAGAAGCACGACGACTTGCCGGGTTGCGTCAGCCCGTGGCGCTTGATTGCCGCGATGCAATCGACCCGTCGCCAGTTCCATTCGATGAGCGGATACCAAAAGATTTCAGCCCGCCCCTTGCTGTGCTCCATCCGTTCGCGCCCAACTTGCCGGTGGCTCTCCCCGGCGTCGTAGCCAATCGCCTTGATGCACTCCTTGGCGTTGTTCTCGTCGAGGAATTGCAGCATCCGCTTCGTTTGTGGGCCAACCTTGTATTTCTGCGAGCATCCCTTCGTTCCATAAGCGAGCGATGGCAGCATCTTCTTTCGGATGCGGTTTTTTTCCAGTCCTTCAAACTCGCCTTCGAATAGCTGGCGGACTGTCTCGATGCCAATCCCCCACCAGACGCGGCATTGAGTGTCCATTTCCATTACGTGCTCGTAGGTATGCGGTGCCTCGCCGCCGGTATCGGCAAACGTGATTAGGTCGGGCTTGATCCCGCGTTCACGGAAGCCGCAAAGCATCGCGGTCGAGTTGGTCCCTCCCCCGAAGGCAACGGCTAGCGGTCGGTCATTGATCATGGCAGTTCGTTGTAAGTAGTCTCGTCGTGGGAATCGTGGTCCGGGTCGGTCACAAGCTCTACCGCTTCTTCCACGGTGCGGACGATGTGGACCGGGAAACGCTGGTGAAACTTCACCTGCGCGGGTGTCAGCTTGCCGGTAGGGGTCTTGATCTCGACAAGCAGAACGCGGTCGTCACGGGTGCGGACAACGGTGTCAGGGAAGCCCCTGCCCGCCCCGCTCATGTCCTCCACATCGGCCCCGGCGTCGCGCATGGCCTGCCGGATATCGGCGTGGTTTCCGTCGGTTCTCTTTGCCCACAAGGTCATACGTCACCCTCCCGCTTCCATTCGTGAATGTTCAGCGTGTCGTCGAGGTTGATGAAACATTTGCTTCCGTCGTGCTTGTTTCCCTCCGGGTCGTTAACACCCTTCACGAAATAGCCATCCGGTGCCTCGTCGATTACCTCAAAGGCGATCCATTCCGATCCACGGTTAAACGCTTCCGTCGTCCAAGAAACGATGATTCTGGTTCCGGGTTTCACTTGCCACCGCCTTTCACGCTGGCAAGCACGGCAGCTGCACGTCTGCGGGGAGTCGTCCCGCGTCCAAATTCGCCGTCGCGCTCGTCGGGTTGTGGTGAGTTGATTAGGTCCTCCAGCGCCTCCAGCAGCTCGTCGCGCTGGCGCTCTGCCGCCTCTCGCTTGCCTTGCTCTATCATGTAGGCGTTCGCGGCCCTCTCCCATCGCTCAGTAATTTCGTCGCGCTGGCGCTCCAGGCGGCGGGCGAAGTCGGCGCTTACCGGAGTATCGCAAAGATCGTTGTAGTATGTCGCGGCTTCGTCCGTTTCCGGCGTGTCTCGTTCGTTCATGGCTTGTTCGGTGGGAAATAAACCTCGTATTCGTCGCCAAGGATCTCGCGGCGGATCTGGTCGAGCCGGTCGCAGAATTGCAGGACGCAAGCGCCAAGCTTTTCGGTGAACTCGGAGCGCTCTACTTCGACTAGCATGTTCTCGATTGCCGGATGGTCACTGTAGGCGACGAACACGGCGGAAGGTGCGCCCGTTACCCACATGGCCCCGTGGACCTGGGGGGCGTGCTCCGGTGGTAGCCCTCCCTTGAGCTTCCACCCGATGATCGTTTTGACGTTCGGCGCTTTGATCTCAAGCGGCCTGCCGTCTGCGAGGATGCCGTCGGGGCTGTATCCGTAGCGCCCGCAGTCGGACAGGATGAAGCCAACCTGCCGGATCGTCTGGCCAAGTTGAAGGCGTGTCCAGCGTCGCGCCTCGTCCTCAAGCCGGTGTCCCCGCTCGATGTCCTCGCCGCCCGCTTCGGAGCGGTAAACTCCCAGCGTGTCGGCCAGCAGGTCGGCGGCGTATTCGTCCGCGCCTGCTGCGTATTGAGCCTTAGCGGCGGTGCAAATCCGCTTGAAGTTAGACGCCGTGGGAATCCCCTTGCGGACTGCCAGCCAAGCGGCGGTCCCTTGCGCCAAGTCGTTAATCTCTTTCATGGGTTCCCGGTTGCTTGGTCGATTAGGAATTGCACAAATGACGCTCGCGGCTTGTGAAAGTCGGCCTCTGAAATCTGCCCGGCGAGCATCTCGATTCTTTCCAGTCTCTGGATTACCTTGTTGGCGTTATTGATAGATTGGCACTCGTTAATAAGTCGAATCAGGCGATCAAGTTCGACCCGTCTGTCTTCTGGCCACGGCTCCTTGTTCATGCCTTGATCTGCTTGACGGTGAGAGCCTTCTTGGCACCGTTAAACTTCGCGGCGGGAATGTCGGTGAGGGAGTCGCAAGCGGCCCATTCAAGGAGGGCTTCAAGCGTGCCTGTCGGCGTGTTGCGGACCAGCGCGGCGAGTTCGTCGGCTTGCTCCTTGGTGACGTAGGCGGTTGCCGCCGCCGTGCCGTCGTCATCCTCTCCGGTCACGATTCCAAGGGCGGCAGACAAGCAATAACGCCTAGCGTAACTCGTCGCGCTTCCCATCTGCTGCGCTGCGTTCTGGCCGGTCACCTTGTCAGGCATCGGCAGGTCGTAGCTGATAGCCACGGAATGCCCTGCCTTGTGGCGAATCTCGCCTTCGATGTGCAACCCGAACTCGGTCAGCGCGTTGACTGTCCACACGACGCTCAGGCCGGTTTCGTCGAGTAGCGGGCGGATGGTGCGCCAGATGCGGTCCATCGCGGCATACTGCTTGTTGTGCGCCTTGTCGCCCTTCTCGATGATCGGGCATCGGCTTTGGAAGTCGGCAATCGCCTGGGAGTAAAGCTTGCGGGCTTCGTCGGATTCCCACTCGCGGCGAACCTGCAAAAGCTCGCGGAGGTAGGCGGGGTCTGCCCCGGTGGCGATGGCGGATTGGATGATGCTTACGGCGCTGTTGGCCGGTTGGATTAGGTCGTTCATATGTTCAGTCTGGGAGTTTCATCAGGGCGTATCCGTGCGCCATCGCCTGCTTGCGGAGCTTTGCGAGCGGGTCGAGTGCCGAGAGCTTAATCTGGAGGTCGTTTAGCAACTCTTCGGGAGTGTCGCCGTTGCCGATAACGCACTCCGAAACGGTCGGCCAGTAAACGCAATGCCAGCCGTGCGGGCCGAATCGCGGCGTATCAACCTTTGCCGCGTCGGGCAGCGCGTTTTGAAGCTTCAACAAAACCTCCGTCGGGTCTGGAATGGTGATCGTTTTCATATCGGAAAGTTTGCCCTCTGTGCCGGTGCTACCCCCTACAGGCTCGGCATCAGAGGGCGCTGGGAAGTTAGCGGGAAAGCTTGTATCGGGTTACGGTCGCGCCGTTGCTGGCGAGTTCGCGGGTCTTTACAATGGCGTATCCCTCGCGGATCAACTCGCGGATTCGCTCGCTCAGTCGGCAAATGCCAAGCTCAATGAACGCTTCCAGTTGGGTAACGCCTTTGCGATACTTGCGGAGCCATGTGAGTAGGCGCTGCGTCTGTGTCTTCTTCGGTGTTGCTGTTTTCATGTTGTTGGGAAAGTTGCGGGGCTGTCGTGGGCAATCCGCCCCTGACGGGACTGAAACGACTGGCAATGTGCCGCCCCGTTTCTCACTGGAGAAAGTCACGCATCCGCCGTGCTGCCGACAAACGCGGCAAGGATCGCGAGGATCACGCAGGCGGTGTAAGCGCCGAACTCGCGGCAGCCGGAAGCGCCTAGCAGGATTATCGAGACGATGGCGGCAACGAATGCCGTTGCGGATAGGGTGCGGGCGGTGTCGGCGGTCATGGCTGGCCCTCCCCGGTTGCTTTGGCGATGGCGGCTTCAACCTTAGCCCACGCCATTCCGTAGCGTGAATCAGGGTCAGGATAGAACTTGCTGAATGCCTCGTCGCACTCGCAGCACGCCTCTAACAAATCCGGCGCGGCGGCTAGTATTTGCCCGGTGGCGTCGATGTCCAAAACCTGCGCGATAATTTGCCCGCTTTCGTCTTGGATTAAACCGTAGGCCATTCCTCCGACTGGCGGGTGATAGGTAAGCTTCGCGCTCATAGCAGCGAGCCCCCCTCTACGTCGGTGGTTTCGCGGGTAGCCGGGAGGGTCGCCACGTTGCAAAGCTCGGTCGCGAACTGCGTCTTCAGGCTGGCGAACATGGGCCGGTCGCCATCAAGTAGCGTTCCCTCCTGGTTGACGTAGTGGCAGAGCGCCATTTCCTTGCCGCTCATCCGGCGCGAACAGTTGTCGATCAGGTGCGATGCGATTTCTTGGTCGGTGATCATCGGAGGAGGAGGCTAGGGTTCACAAGCAGCCCGTCGCCAGAAGCGGGCGCGAAGTAGTCGATACCGTGCCTGAGCGTTTGCATAAGCCGGACATCATGCCCGGTCATCGGTCGGACGCGGGCCAGCTTGCCTGCGTATTTCCTTGTCTCGCTGTCGTATTTGGCAGCGCTAGGCTCGCTGGTTCTGACGATTACGAGCGGGTCGGTTTCAATGAACTGCGGGTTGGTGATGGTGATCATAATGTTTCAGCCTTGGAGTTTGCTAAGTGTGTCCATCGGGCGGAACTTCCGGCGTGTCGGGCGATTCGACGTGGTTGCTTGCGTGAGCAGCGACGCGGCGTTTTGGTAGGCTGCGGCTCCAAACAGGTTGCCGTCTGCCTTGGCCTCACGGGCGAGGCGCAGGAACTCGGCTTCTAGGTGGCATTTCTGCGTAGGGGTCATGGTTAGGCGTGTTGGTGTTTGAGAGATTCGGCGGCGCGTTGGGCGAGTGCCTTACGGACTTCTGCCAGGTCGAACCGGATGCAGTTCGGTTCGTCGATTGCAGCCGGGATGCGACCGTCGCGCTTCCACTTGGTGACGACCTTGGCCGCGATGCCGAGGTGCTCGGCTAGCTCGGCGGCGGTGATGAGGCGGGGCGCGTCCATCGGTCAGCCCTCGCTGGTGTTGTGGCTCTCGCTGTCCCGCTCGTCCAAAAGCTTGCCGATGTGGAAGCGGATGAAGGCAGACACGGGGCGGTCCTCGCTGGCGGCGGCTTCCTCAATCCGCGAGCGGAGGGTTTCGGGCATCCGCATGGTGATCGAGGCGAGTGGTCCAGGTGATTCGATTTCGTTCATAACTACGCCACCCTACGGCGTAGGACGGAGCAGGGTAAAGAAAAAAAGTAGAAAAACCTACGCCGTGCGCTATCGTCCTACTCCCGCAAGGAAGCGGCCCCAAAAAAATGAGCACTAACAGCAAAGGAAGATCGCCAGAAAACACCCAGATCACGGTGAACATGCCGCGAGTGTTAGAGACCCGAATCCGCGCAGCAGCAGCAGCAGACGACCGCAAGATGGCTCCGTGGGTTGTCCTTCAGCTAACCAAGCTGTTAGACGCCCGCGACAAGGAGCTTGCGAAGGGCCAGGGCGACTCCGAAGCCCCCGCGTCACCGCTCCGCAGCTTCAAAGCAAACGACACCGACGCGAAACGGGCAAATTCCCGCGTGGGAGATATTAGGCGGTTTTGATAAAGGTTCAATAATTGGTCGTGTCATCGCGAGATGCCCGCCGCTTCCGAAATTTGCGCTTGCCACTACGGCGTAGGACGGCGTAGTGTGCCGTCGTCTCGGTTGGCACTAAGACACACCTTCCCACCTCCCGGAGCAATCCGGCGCAAGGCCTGATCCGAAGCCAACCCGGATCAGGCCTTTGCTTTTCCAGCAAGCGCCGGAAAAGCATGAGCAAAGAAGCATACGCCAACCGTTTGAAGTCGCCTGCATGGCGGGCCTTTTCGCTGAAACTCAGGGACCTGGCTGGCAAGCGGTGCCAAATGTGCGGGGCGCAAGAAACCGAGCTTCATTGCCATCACATGCGGTATCACTCCAAGGGAACTGCAAAAGAATGGGCCTCAATCATTGTTCTTTGCTCTCGCTGTCATAACGCCTACCACGACGCAATGCCGCTCCCGCCAATGGGTGAGCGCCCGCGCTTGGCGCTGTGTAACGAGCTTTCTCAGGTTCTTATGCGGGCCAAGATCGACGTGGGGTTTTTCCTTAACCACGGCGAGGAACTGAATCAGCACTGGCTGACGAATCGGGTTGTTTCTGACGGACTGGTTCAGTTCACCGAGTCGCCCAAGGGGCAGCCGGTGAAGGTGAAATTCCAGCGGCTAACAAAAAAGGAAAAGCGGGCGATGCGCAAGCCGCCGCCGTTTATCGTCCGATCCCCCAAGGCCGCTTCAAAGGAATGGAAACCCGATTGCACCCTGTTCACCCGAGAACAGGCACTTGCTTTCGTCAAGAATCCCGGCAACCCCGTTTTCCAAATGGAAGGCTTTATCCGCAAATACAAAATCCCCGATCCGCTACCGAGGAAATGGGCGCGTCGATTGCGCGACGCAATGATTTCACATTTCCAATTAGGGAGGGGGCTCCGCACAAACAAGAGGCCCCGCTTTGCTTACCTGGACGACGCTCTGGACATGAACGAATCCGCAATTTCCAACCAATGAACATCCAAGAACTGATTGAAGCCGTCCGCCAATGGGGCATCGCGAAAGGAATCACCGGCCCGAACGGAAAGGGAACGCTGCTAGGCCAGCTTGCTAAAACTCAGGAGGAACTGACCGAGACGCGGGATGCGGCAATCAAATGGCAACTGGCCGATGACTGCGACCTCGATTACAAAGGCGCGATGCGAGAGCAGCTTATCGACGGCCTTGGCGATGTCTTCGTGACGATCATCCTCGCTGCCGAAATGGCTGGCTTGCGGATCGAGGACTGCCTCGCGGCGGCTTACGGGGAGATCCGGGGACGCACGGGAACCATGCAAGGAGGCGTATTCGTGAAGGACAAGCCATGAACAACCTTGAAGGAACCCGCACGCCCGAGGAAGTTGCCGAGAACTTCCGAGAGCTAGACCGGATCGCGCCGACGCCAGCGGACAAGTTCGCGTTGATGTTCGGGCTAACCGGAGAGAACGACAGCCAGCCACTCCCAGAGCGCCCTTAGTAAAGAAAACCCGCCGATCCTTTCATTGGCGGGTTTCTTATTAAAGCTTTCGGGCAATTCCGAAGTATTTCCGCCCGTCTGATTCCGTGACGGCCTTTCGGTAGTGGCGAAAGAGCGTGTCGCTGTCGGCGGTGTGCCCCATGGCCTGCCTACAAGCGTCCACCCCGTAAACGGCGAGGAAGTTCGACGCGAACGTGTGCCTCGTTAAATCCTGCGACGCCCCCAGCCCTGCCGCCTTTCGCAACCGCTGCCATTTCACCTTCCACCAAGCAGGCGCAACCGGCCCGCTTTTGGGATGCTCGCGAATCCACCATCGCAGGCGACGGCCTAGCGGAATATGCCGGTCGCTCCCGGTTTTGCTGGTGTCGTGGTCAATGTAGATTTCATCCTTGCCGACCGCTTCCCAGTCGAGGCGCGCAATCTCACCGTCTTGCGCGGAGGGTCTGATTCCCGCGTATAGGAGCAGCCCGACCGCTCGCCTTGTCTCCGGGTCTTTCCTCGCCTCCCACTTGAGGATTGCCAGTTGCCGCTTATCAAGCAGGGCGATGCGTTTCGCCTTCCGCTTGCCGCCTCTCCCCGACAAAACCGCGTTGATCCTGGCGGTTCGTGCATGGATCGTCGATTCCGCTTTAGCCCCGCCAGCGATGACGGCAGCTCGCACCGCAGCGGGCGTGATTTCGTGCAAGCGCGTGTCCATGAAGCCAGCCGGAACCCATCGGTCAATCTTCGCGATGTCTTCGGCATACCGCTTCCGCCACACGCCCTCCTGCCGCTCCTGATAGGCAAGCCAGCGCTCTTTGAACGTCTCCGTGCCCTTCCCTTCCTCCCAGCGTGCTACGGCGGCTCTAGCGGCCTCCAGCAAGGTCATCCCGGTCGGCGCTAGGATTCGGATCGCCTCCGCTGCCTGGATGCTCTGAGCGGGGTCTAAGACGGTCCCGCGAATCCCCTTGCCCCACTTCGCCCGCAGTCCTCCCGCGAACTTCTCCGCAGCCGCCTTGTCAGCCCCAAAGAACGTCCTTTCACGCTTGCCGCTTGCTGACATCGTAGGCGGGATGGAAACCCTCCACCCGTCAACGGTTAGGATTGCTCTAAGCTCTGGTCTGCGTGGCATTTCTCCTGCCACTATTGCCAGATTGCGAAGGCTCGCAAGGGATTTCAAGGGTTGGCGAGGGCGCTGGAAGCCTTGTAAAATGGAGCCGCTGAAGGGATTTGAACCCTTGGCCTGCTCATTACGAATGGTCGGCGTTTCCTTGTGGCTGTAGGGCTGGCGGGCGCTTTTCTGCTCGATTGCCACCTGCTGCCAAAACAATTTGATTATTTTCTCGCCAGAATCAAAAAACCGTTCATCTTCACGTCGTCACCGAAACGAACCGATGAAAATCACCAACGAAACCACCGCCACCGAATTCGCCGCAAGCTGGAAGGGCAACACCAACGCCAAGGCACGCCTTGAATCCGCCGCCGACATGCAGGAATCCCTCGCGATTCGCACCAAGAGCAAGTGGCCAACCGATTCCGAGAATCACCTCAAAGCCGCCATGCGCCTCCGGTTGGAAGCCATGACCGCCTAACCTTACCGGCCCGCCGCTAACCACGGCGGGCCGCTCTTTATGACCGATCAGCTAATCCGCGAGCTAATCAGCATCGCAAAAACCATCGACGAATTCGCCTCTGGTCCGATTCCGTGGGGCGGATGTCGCTGCGATCACGGTTGCGACGGCAGGGTGCCGCTTCGTGGCGAGAAGTGCGGGCGATGCAAGGCGCTGAAACGGCTTGACGAGATCGAGCGGGAATTTGAAGGAATACCTAGCCAAGACGAATTCGACCACAAGGATTCCGACTTCGGACCATTTTTATGACCCCCAAGCCCAAGAACACCCACGGCGGCAACCGCAAAGGCGCGGGCCGAAAGCCTAGCGGCAAGGCTGGCGTCAACCTCACAGTCCGCTTGCCGGTCGAAACAAAGGCGCGGATTCAGGGGCTGGCCAAGGACGCGGGCGTGTCCGCTGGCGAGATCGTGAGGCGGAAGTTTGCGGAGTGATGCGCTACAGCAGCCGGTAGTAGTAGCCGGAAACGCCGTTGAGGGTTACGGCCCGCCGCGTCGCCCTGCCCTGCTCCATTAAGGCCCGCAGTTTGCGCCTAGCGATGCACGGGCTTTTGCCCTCCAGTTCCGCCGCTTCTTGAACCGTGAACTCCCCGGCCTGCTTTTCGGCGGGCTGGGAAAACGACACGCTGGCCAGCGCGTCGGCCAATCCGGCTAGAGCACTCCTTGCGGGCTGATCCACGTTCCGTTTTCGTTCGTTGCGTGCCATGCTTGCCATTGTCCGGTTTTCGAGTTGATGAGTCCGTAAAGGAAACCCTGCCGCCATGCCAGTTTCGCGGGCGTGCGGTCGGCGTAGGTCATTTGGGTGATGTCGGCCATGCAGCCAACGGAGAACGCCTGAGAGCCCTCGATGTGCCTTGCGTGGTAGGCGTCCGGCTTGTGCGTGTGACCGTGCAAGCACTCGCCCCAATTCTCGTAATGGGCTTTCGCCGGATACATCGTGGCGCGGAAGCCGTGGATGAGCCTAGGACCGCCCTCTGGCATCCGCAGGTAGCTTTTGACGTGATAGGGCACGAACGCAATCCGGCGCTTCCTAAAGGCGTCCTCGGAGGCCCTAGCAAGCTCCTGGCACCTCTCGCGTAAGATGCCGTCCGGCGCGTGCGTCGAGTTCAGCCAAATCCGGTCGTCATGGTTCCCGAGCGTGAGGAAGTTCGGCTTGAAAGCGTCGATGAACTCCAACCCCGCCTGATAATCGTCCACGATGCCCTCGGCCTTTTCCTCCTGCGATGCCCCGCGCCTGAGTGGGGAAAAATCCCAAAGGTCGCCAAGGTGAATCCGGTGCTTGGGTTTCCAAGTGTCACAGAATGCCAAGAGTTTCTTGAGCGCCACCGGGCAGCCGAGGCTCCCGTGATTGTCGGCTGCTGCGATCCACGGGATATAGCTCATACGGTAAAACGGATTCGTGAACGGACCAAATCAATGTGGCGACGCTTGCGGTAAACGCCGTCACCCTCGCGGGAGCCTGCGCCGTTGGTATTCCCCTCAACGGTCATGAAATGGCCGTCCTTATCGACGCCAGAGGTGGCAATTCCAATGTGAGAGAACTTGAAAATCACTACATCCCCTCGCTGAATATCACCCCTCGGGTTGCGCTTGGTCTGCGTGCTTTTGTCCTGAGCGAGTGACCAATCCTCGAAAGCCCATGCGCCAGGGGTGGTTGGACGCTTGAAGGTGAACTGCTGGCCGGAAAGCTCCATGGCAGCCTTGACTGCCCATGCCACAAAACAAGCGCACCAAGCATACCCATCGTCCGTTGCGTTGGGCTTGTAGTTGTCGGCGTCGAAGAACTCACGCAATCCGCCGCCCTTGTTGCTGCCGCCGCTCTCGCGAATCCCGATCTTGGATTCCGCCTGCACCGCAACTAGTTCAGGAAGGATAGGTTTCATCTGGTTACGCTGGCAGAAGTTTGGTGAAGCGCTTCACAGCAGCGCGGACAATCGACCATCGCTTTTCGTTGCATGGCAAATCATCGGCCCCGCTCTTGGCGTAGGACCATGAGACGATTTCGTAATGCTCGCGGGTCATGCGGTGAAGCCTGCCCCACACGACAAAAAGAATCGGCTCGCCGCCGTCCTCGACGTGATCGAGAAACTCACACTCCACGATGTCTCCGGTTTTCGGCTTCATTTGTCGTAGTTGATTTGTCGTGGCGCGATTGCAATAAACGTGTCAGCAACGGAGCGAATTGTGCCAGCATCCGGCGCACTGATTTTCGTTTCGGTAACGGTCCCATCCGGTGCTGTCACCCGCGTTTCGGTGGTGACGCAGGACACCATTGAGAAGACGGTATAGATGGCTACCCAAACCCAAAGCGCGAGGTGTTTCAGAGTTTTCATGGCAGAACGACAGAATGCACGTTGTTTCGATCTTTCAGGTAGGCGCTTCCAAGCATCTTCACCGCGAAATAGAACATGCCGCGAAGCCATGAGCCGTGAAGCCTCATGATGTCGTAAAGGGCCACGTCTGCGTCTTCCTTGGTGATCCGGCAGCGCATCCCATCGGTGAACAAAAATTGATACAAGCAATCATGCACCAAGCTAGCCAGCATGGCAGACCGGAGCTTCGGGGCGCACGTCGGCCCATCCCATGCGTAATCCTCGCGGATGATGAGAACAGGACCAACAAACCGCGCCCATTCCCGCCCGGTCTTGTCCCGAAACGACACGTTGCCAAACAGCGGGAGGTCGAAACGAACGTGAACGTCAGCCGTCAGCACGAAAGGCCAAGCGCCATCCGTTCGGATGTATTCAAAGCCATGCGCGAACGGTGGGATTTGGGAGATCATGGCGTTTGATCCTCGATGCGATCGGTCAAGTCCTCGATTGCATGAGTGAATTTCTCAACCGCCTGAATGTTGTCGCGGTAGGCGTCCATCAATGCCGCGCGGTCGGCCCGTAGGTCGGCGTAAACGATGGTCGTCGAGTATCCGAAAACGCCCGCAACCACTATGCCGACGCCGAAGCGAGCAAGTGCCCAGACGATGAGGCCTTGCCATGTATTCGGAACCGTGACGTTTTCGGGCGTGTCGGCGTTGGCAACTGATGTTAGTTCGTTTTGGCTCATGGGGGAAACTAGGGAATGGTTACTTCCAGCGCGTCGCCGACGCGCGTGGCCGAAAGCGTGACGGTTCCGGCGCTCACGTAATCGACTCCGTTCGACATTTCGAGCACGCCGGGAACGTGGTCGAGCGTGACGTTTGCGTTGAGGTTGAGGTCAATGGTTTCACCGATGGCGACGCCCGTGAACGAGCTGTAAGTCTGCGCGACGGTCGGCGAGAGGTTGACCTCAAGCTGTCCGAAGACGGCGATTTCAGAGGCGGCGGTCTGTCCGGTTGTCGCGGTCTGCGTGAGGGTGCGGACGTTCACGGTGTTGGGCGTGAACGACACGAAATCGAAGTCTCCGGACGCGTTCTTGGTCATGTTCAGCACGCCACCGGCAAAGAGCATGTAACCGCGGGTAAGCGTGTTCCAGCTTGCGTCAGGGATGACCTCCACGCCGAAGAAGCCGGAACCCGTGCCAATGCGTGCAAGCGTGAACCCGAAGCCTTCCGGGAATCTCTCCGGGAAGGTGAGGGTGAACGGGTGACTCGGAGCGGCGGAGTCGACAATCGCGACTTTCCCCCACGCGGGGCATACTTCAAACGGGTCGGCGGCGGTCGGGTCGTAGCTGAAAAACGTCTCGCCGTCTGACCATTGACCGGTGATCGTGTTGAGGGTGAAGGTCGGGCGCGTTCCCGTGTTCGCCTGGATCGGGCGGGAATCCGCGATTACGTTCCCCGAGACAAGGAAGGTGCCGGTCGCTCCGGGTGATACGAGGAAAATGCCTACGGTAAAAGCTCCGGTGCTCACGGTGGTGTTGTCCGTGAACGTCCAGTCGGACCCGCCCTGCACGGAGTTGATCGCGGAATCGACGTTGCGCGTGGCGGCGGTGAAGGTGTTGTCGGTGACCAGCCAATTGTCATAGACATTCAATTCTTCCGGCGGGAGGGATGGATAGCCGCCAGGGCTGTAGCAATAGACTCCAATGGTGTCCTCGAAAGTATTGCGCTGGATGGTGACGTTGCTGGCCGATTCAGCCAAGAAAACGCCGCCTTGGTTGGTGTCGCCAATCGTGTTATCCTCCGCGACGAGGTGGCATTGGGGGTAGCCGAGATATACCACCCCGAACTTTCCGATTTTCAGGTCCCCGGTCAGGTTCCGGTTGACCTCGATGACACTGTTTCGGACTTCAAGGAACTGGGGAACGCCGAGAGGCACGCTATCTCCAAGCGCGAAGCATTCGGTCCCGTTGTAAACGTCGTAAATGTGGCAGTTGTCCACCGTTACCCCGCCGCCGTTGCTGATCGCCGAGGCGTTGCACTGGCGGATGACGCAATCGGTGATCGTCTGACTGCCAAG